AATGGTAGTAACTCATTAAGTGTGTCCTCTACTAATTCTGCGGGAATGACTAATTGAAAGATACCAGGACCTTTCTCTTTAACTACTTGAACAAGGCTTTCCAGATTAGTGGTAACTCCACTAACATAACCTGCTTCAAACGCTTCTTGAGCTTTTGCATAGTTTCTCCTATAACCCCAGACTTCAATACCTGCTTTCATCATACGGCGAGACATGCCCTCACCCATACGACCAAGACCGATTAGACCAACTTTCATTTAACGTTACCCTGTTATACTAATTTATAGTAATTTTTAACCATGGAAAAATTGGATCAATTACTCCAATAAGTCGAAGCAGACCCTCAGCAAAAAGTGCAAGAACAACCCACCCAACACAGAAACTAATAATTGAAGCATTGCGATTGTGTCTGCGTATAGCATCATCAATCATCTCCTGACACTCTTCACGAGTGACGTAGTGAGCAGGTTTAATTTGGTCCATCCTGTGAGACATTGGGTAGATTATCCATTGGATCACTTCCTCCAGAAACTATAGCACAAGCTCTTCTATAATAGAAATTGTCTGTATTCCCTGATGATTCTAATGCTTCCTTGACCCTCACCCAATTTTCGTAGGATGTTTTGTCCATGATTTGCCTCTAAAGTACACACTAGCTATAATAGTCAGTACCTAATATTTGGCAACTTTGTGTGCATTTCCTAACGGAGAGAACAGGAATTGAACCTGCGAAGTTTTTACACCCGACTGTTTTCAAGACAGCTTCCTCGACCAACCGGACCCTCTCCTATCGAACTTCAAAGTTCATTTTACGAACTTTACGTTGTCGTCTTTGTTCTTGCCACTCAATATCTTGTTGAGTCAGAACACCCTTTTTATCTTTGGGTTGATTGAAGTTTAACATAACAACTTCTGATAAGTCAACCGCAGATATTTTGTCTCCACGAATAGTTGCCATATTAGGACAACCACAAGAAACCGTCTTACTTGGATGCCCTTCCAATTCCTTTCCACAGGAACGACATCTTACTTTTATTCTGTCCATCGTAAAACAATATACGTCTTCAGTTTTACGATTATTTATATGGGAGATACCGGGTTCGAACCAGTGACACCCTCGGTGTAAACGAGATGCTCTACCACTGAGCTAATCTCCCCTATCTTTACATTCTAGCATATACTCTACGGTTTTGGCAACATCTTCCATTGCATCACGCAACATCGGTTGTTGTCCAGAGTGTTGTTCAGTCTTAGTGACGCCGTTTCTCCACTCTTCTACAAGTGTCCAACGCCACTGAGACATGCTCTTTGAATACCAAAGATTAATCTTCATTAGGCAACCGAGATTCCAATGTATCTAGTCTACCTTGCAATCTGGCAATTTCAAGAGTCAACTGCATATGCTCACTTTCCATATCTTCCAGACGATACTGAAGACGTTCTACAAGATCATAAAGAGTTTTACATTCGGCAATGTTTTGTTCTCCTCGGTCAGAATCATCATAGAACCATTCTAACATTTTTTGTACTTTCTTTTTCATAAAAAAAGGGGAACAATAGTTCCCCATTATACGGTTTTTAGTTAATAGTGTCAACAGCAGCAAGTGCTTTCTGTCGAAGAGACTCTGGGAGAGGTACATATCCCAAAGAATCTGAAAGACCTTGTGACTTTTCACTCAACATATAACGAAGAGTTTCCTTGACTCCAGTAGTGGACTCAGGATAAGCGAGGATCCAAGTCAGGGACACAATGGGATAAGCATTAGCACCTGCAGGATTTGGATCTGCTCCACGAAGTTGATCATCAAGAACAATCTTACTCAAACCAACAGCAGAAGTTTCAGCATTTGCCTTTACAAAGTTACCTGCCTTGTTTTGCAGAGCAACCTGTTGAAACTTACCACCATTCACATAACCATAGTTCAGATAACCAATAGAACCAGGTTGATTCTTGATAGTAGCAGCAACACCACTGTTACCTTTACCACCAACGCCAACCGGCCAAGAGACTGCTTTACCAGTACCAACCTTTGCTTTCCATTCAGGAGAGAAGGCAGACAAGGAGTTGGTGAAGCCTTTGGTAGTACCAGAACCATCGGAACGCCACACCGTGACGATCTTCTTATCAGCACAACCAAACTCAGACCAGTTAGTAATCTTACCAAGGAAGACATCAGCAAGTTGAGTCTGAGTCATCTTTGCTTCACAACCAGGATAGTTGTACGCAGGAACGATAGCACCACCAGTCATAGGAACATGAACCATGGGTAGTTTCTGCTTCTTGTCACTCACAGCACCATCAGAGGCACCGAAGTCAACAGTCTTAGCAGTGTACTGACGGACACCAGCACCACTACCAACTGCCTGGTAATTCACTTGATTACCAGTTTCTTGAGCAAAAGATGAGAACCATGCATTATAAAGTGGAGCAGGGAATGTAGCACCTGCACCATTCAATTTGAAAGAAGTTTTCTCTGCGCTACCGCAGGCAACCATCAGAGGAGTGGCAGCAGCAACTGCTGCGAGTGCTTTGAGTTTCATTTATCTACTATCAGAACTTGTACTTGGTGCTAACTTCAAACTTCCAATCGCGGGCATCAGATTGACCCCACTTGTGCTCAAACTTTGCCTTAGCAGAGTATGACCCAGTGATGGGAATAGTTGCTCCAACTTCAGCAACGGTGAAAGAATCACCATCAAAGACTTCTACACCATCAGCAGCGGAAAGACCACCACCAACTTCAATATAAGGTTTAATACCACTCTCAAGTTTAGTTCCGTAACCAATACGTGCTTGATGAACGGTTTTACCATATCCATCCTCATCACCTTTAAATTCGGACTTGGTGGATACGTATGGACCTGCCATTGCGGGGGCGGTAACCGCCAATCCGAGCAGGGCAACTGCGAATGCTTTCATTTGTTTGTGTTTGTAAATTGCTTTGTTTACCTGAATATTATAGCAAGATGTGGACATCCTGTCTTTAAGAAAAGGTAATCGCAGTATATAGAGTGAGTTAATCTAATTTTAACCATAAAAAAACCTCCCCTTAGGGAGGTCGTTAGGATATCCTTATTAACTAGTAGTTTAGAATCAGAAGGAATACTTCAGACCCAGTTTACCACCAACACCGAGATCGTCGGAATCGTCTGCAGTCAGGAAGGAGAGTTCACCATAAACTCCGATAGCATCAGAAACAGGAATACCAACACCTGCTTTGCCGGAGAATTCAGTCTCGGTGTCAACACCATCAGCAGCAACGATTGCTGGACCCGCCTGGACGTAGTAGGAAGCAGCACCGACTTCTCCCTCGTAACCTACGTGGATGTCTGTCGTTGCTCCGGTGTAGTTGTCTCCGGTCCAACCAGCATTGGTTTCCACGTTGACGTAGACAGAGCAGCAGTTGCTGCGAATACAGATTTGATCATTAGTTTTTACCTCTTTATTTTACTTGCGGAATGGTTACCCGCAGATGAAAAGGGAATCGACATTTCCCTGTTGTTACCTTTTGTTATAATATTGCAAAAGGTTAAGTATTTATACTAGGTATAAATTCTGGTTTTCCGAAACCAGAAAGCGGGAGATCGGGTTCGAACCGACGACATTCAGCTTGGAAGGCTGACGTTCTACCACTGAACTACACCCGCAGGTGGTGGGGATTGCTCCCCAGACACATCCTTCACACGGACAGGAGTATCATATAACAATCATTTTAGATTGTCAAGCCTTCGACAAGATTTGAACTTGCGACCTGAGCTTTACAAAAGCCCTGCTCTACCACTGAGCTACAAAGGCAGACATTACACTTATCCGAATGCTTGCTATGGGGCACTCAACCCAACATTCTGACAGTTTGTAATGGAGTAAGACACAATTTCCGTTGTGAATATCCAAGGGGGTTTACCCTCACCTACAGGGTTTCGGTATATCCGAACCGATGAGCACCTTGGTTGGAACGTCTCAAGTTCCTAACTCCCCCGGCAGGATTCGAACCTGCGACCAGACGATTAACAGTCGTCGGCTCTACCGCTGAGCTACAGAGGATTGTTTGCCTTTTCTTCTTTGATGGTTTTGAAGTAGAGACTATAGTATCTCTTTTTCATATTGTCAATATCATTCATATCTTCTTCAAATCCCATATATTTGAGATGTTGGTATACACCTTCCATCTCTCCTATGAGAAGAGAGAGATTGATAGAAGTTCGTGGTCTCCCATTAAACTTCCAATGATCATGATTAATGCCCATAAAAAAGAAAGGACAACGACTCAAGTAGGATTCGAACCTACGACCGACTGCTTAGAAGGCAGTTGCTCTATCCAGCTGAGCTATTGAGTCAGTTGGATTGAGAGGTGGAGATCAGTTTGTCGATCTCTCTTACTGTCTACCTCTCGTAGTGTTGTCTCAGGTCTCCCTTCAACTCGTTTATTATAGTGCTTCTTATCCTGTGCGTCAACCCTCTTCTTCTGCTGGTGCTTCTGCTTCTTCGGTGACTTCAGGTTCTGGTACTTTGACTCCGACTGCTTCCAGATACTCAATTGCACCTTGAGTTTTAAATAAAATTTCTCTAGTTCTTGCAGATTGTCCTTGAATATTCTCCAACTCCTTTGAAAGATTGGATCTTTGTTCGATTAATTGCGAAAGATGCTGTTGTTGCTCGTCCATTGTTCAATTCGATACATGGTGATTTATTTATAAACATGCAAATGCTAAATAATTTCAAATCGTAGTTTGCACATGAAAAAGGCACTGATTGCTTTTGGTATGCTTTTGATGACAACACCTGTTTATGCTGGTGGTCTTGTTAGTAAACATGCGGCAAGTGTTCAACTTTCTGTTGATGCTGCCAGAACAACCGCATCAAGAATCGGGAGTACGTTCAGTATCTCAGGTTCAAATATTGATACTGCAGTAGGTAGTGATGCCAATGTAGTTTCTGCTGGTACTATCACTACTGGTGTCTACTCACCAGGAGTAGTTGTAGCTACCCAAGATACTCCTGGATCAGCATTCTCCTTCAGTCAATCTTATACACAGGCTGATGCAATCCCAACTAGTGCTCCTACTGTAGGAGAGGTTGGTAATCTGACCGGGCAGACTTCATATGCTTCTGGTACTGCTGGTGATCTTGCCGGTACTGTAACCTCGGCAAATGTCCTTACGGTAACCGCTGGCGGTGCAGGTTCTACGGCAATCGGACAATTCGTTTCCGAAATCACTGTGATCGACTGAGGTTAAATACCAATGACTAGATTACAAGAAGCAATCGGTTTAGGGTTGATTCTTGGTGCAATTCATGGTTTTGTACAACCAGCATTTTCCGTTCCAGTTGTACCAAACTTCACACAGGGCTCGATGACGAGTTCAACTGAAACAAAATCTAAAGTAGTAGAAACCATCAATTCGATGGATTATAACACCGGTTATCAATATTCTGCTACAGGAAGTGGAATTACAGCATCAGGGAATCTTTCACCTGGAACTGGAACAAATACAGTAACTATTGACGGAGTGACTTCAACATGGACAGGTGTGACAAGCAAACCATCCTTTACACAAACAAATCCAGGGAA